TATCGCTGGACATCGGCAACACGATCGATTACAGCGAGCGCATCGGCTGCGGCAAAGAGGTGTCGATTGTTGATCGGGCCATCACCGGTAACGTGCTGATTGAAGCGCCAACCATCGCGCAGAAGGACTACTTTACCGATGCGCTCAATGACAGCCTGCTAGGCGAGCTGTCATTTATTCATGGCACGGTCGCCAACAACATCGCGGCGATTTACTCCAACCGGGTGAAGATCGGCGCCCCTGCATACGAAGACCTGAACGGTACGCAGATGCTGCGACTGCCTGTCACGCTCATCCCATCAGACGCCGGTAACGATGAGCTGCGCATCGTCTACGCCTAAGCCTTAGCCTGAAGTGCCTGGGGAGGCATTACGAGCGTCTGCGGCACTGCTGCAGGCGCTCTTTACTTTGTGGGCACACCGTTGGTGCATTCCCCATGGCATTTGTTTTATCAAAGGAGTCGAGCTACACCCGGCCTGTGCCGTTTGAGGTGCCTGTAGACGGCGATGAAAAGACCGGATTCAAGGAAGAGGTGGTCACGATCCGATTTGCGGACAAGCCCCGGTCATGGCTGCGCCCAACACTGGAAAAGATCAACGCTGGTGAGATCACAGACGAAGAGATCTGCCGAGAGGTGATTGAAGGATGGGAGGGCGTCAGCGATGAGGATGGCAAGGCGATTCCATTCAGCGCCGAGGGACTTGATGTGCTGCTTGAGAAGCGCAACTTCCCCGGCTCGGCGGTGACGGTGTTCTTTGAAAGCTTGCTTGTGAGGAAGGCGGGAAACTTGCCGACGCCGCCCGCCACTGGGTCGGAACCGGCAGCGTAAAAGACGAGTCAGCAGCTGATGCGGCGGCGCTTGGCATTCAAATCGAGCCAGCGCCGCCAACGCCTGAGCACTTTGAGGTGCTGGCTGATAACTGGCCGGCGGCGGTGATGTGGAGCCGCATTCAGACGCAGTGGCGGGTGTCGATGAATGGCCGGTTTGGGCTGGATTATTCAGTCTTGGCCTGGCTCTTTACGCTGTATCCAACGGACGACCCGCGCTTGCTGTTGGAGGATCTCCAGACCATGGAATTTGCAGCGCTGGAAGCAATGAATACGGAGAGCTGAGCGATGGCTACGACCCTTGATACTGCTATTCGGATTAATGCCAAGCTCGACGGCTCGGGATTAGATCAGCTGAAGCGTGGGCTGCAAACCCTTAGCCAGCAGAGCACTGTTAGCAAGCGCACCCTTGATCAGCTCTACACCGCCACAAAATTGCTAGGCGCTGCATCTGGCAACACAATTTCAAGCCTGAAGCTCCAAGCGCAGGCGCTGGGGACGTTGCGCGACCAGGCGGAATTTGGTAGCCGAAAGTTTCGGCTGCTGACGAAGGATATTGAAGCTGTTGAATCGCGGCTGAAACGATTTCAGACGACTGCAGAGAAGAGCACCGGCCTATCACGCGGCGGGGCGCTGCTGGCTGGCGCTGCTGGTGGTGTCGCGGGTGCTTTGGCGGTGCAGGCTGCGGATTCAGCGCGGCAGGGCCTGCAGGGCATCGCATCGGTGGGCATCAACGCCGAAACCGCACAAGTCCGGCTCAAGGCCTTGGCGGATCAGTTTGGCGAATACAACGAAGCGCAGGCGTCGGCAGTACGGATTGCGGCAACGCTGCGGATTTCGCAGATTGAGGCAGCGGATGGATTCAGCAAGCTCTACGCAGCGCTCCGGCCTACCGGGATAACGCTGCAGGAGGTTGAGGATGCGTTTATTGGCTTCGCTGCTGCAGCACGGGCCAGTGGTGCCACCGCAGAGGAATCGAGCGCCGCGCTGCTCCAGCTGAAACAGGCGCTGGGTGCCGGCGTTTTGCAGGGCGATGAACTGCGCTCGATTCGTGAGCAGGCGCCGGCTGTCGGTCAGGCCATCGCCAAGGAAATGGGCGTGACCATTGGCGAGCTGAAGAAGCTCGGCAGTGAAGGCAAGATCACGACCGACATCGTGATCCGTGCGCTGGCGAAGTTGCGCGGGGAGAAACTGGGCCAGCTATCGGCTCAGTTCAACACCTCCGCGCAGGCGATGAAGGATCTGCAGGTGGCAACGGAGGATTTTGGCACGACGATTGCGCGCGTGTTCGGGCCGACTGCTGTTGCAGCTGTTCGCGGCCTGGCCAGTGCGGTGAGGGAAGTTAATGCAGTTATGGGGGCTCTGACTGGCGATGGAGGCGCGCAGGGACGCATCCAAGACATGCAGCGCGCACGGTCGCAGGCCCAGCAGGACACAGACCGCAGGCCGTTTGGATTGTTCGACGCGCAGGGCAAGCAGAGATTCTTTCAGCAGCGAACCCAGCAGGTATTTCAGCGGCTGCAGCAGCAGCGCGCTGATGCAGCCGTTCGAGCTGGTGGTGGTGGCGTCAACGGCAGCCAACAAGCAGCGCGTCAGGCGGCGGACGCCGAACGTGCTGCTGCCCGTGCCAGGGCTGCGACGGCTTTGAGCGCGAGCGCCACCAAGACCACCGAAACCGCCCCGCAATCAAATCTCAATCAGCTGCTGATCGAAAATCTGCGGCTGAATACAGAGCTGGGCAATGTTGGCAAGGATCGCATTAGTCAGCTAAATGCAGAAATTGAGCTGATTCCGCAAATACTCAAGCTACAGCTGAGCGTGTTAAATGCCAGCGTCAAAGGCCAGGACTTGCAGCAATCGCGCATCAACGCAATCACCGAAGCGCGCGCGCGATCAGCAGATCTAGAGCAGCAGCTAGAGGGTGTCAATAAAGAGGTCGCTGAAATTGCTGAGCAAGCCACGTCGCTGCGCGTATCAACGCTAAGCGGACTGCTGCCCAAGGAGTCGCCACTGAAGGAAGCAATCAAACAGGTTAAGACTGAGCTATTGGAAGCTGACAAGGCAGCGGAGGATCTGCTTAACCGCCTATCGGGACTGGCGGGCACCAATCCAGCCAGCGGCGCGGCAAGGGCTGCAATCGGTAACCTACGCGGCGACCTAGCAACAGCAAACCCAGGCGAAATCGCTAGCCAACGGCTGGTGCAGGGTGATGTAGACGCGCTAAGGCAGCAGGTTGTAGAGCTGCAGAATGCTGGCCGCGAGCTGTCAACACTGGATCAGCTGGTGTTGAAGTATGGCGATGACTGGGAGCAAATTGACCCGAAGATCCGCGCGTCCCTCGGGGCACTGTCTGAGCAGAAGGACAAGCTGGAGGAACTGAACCGCGTCAACGAACGCAACAAGCAGCTAGCCGAGGGCGTAGCAGGCACGATCGGCGGCGGGTTGAGTTCAGCTATGGATCTGCTGATTGATGGCACGGAGGAATGGGGCAACAGCCTCAAGGAAATCGCCTCGGGTGTGCTGAAGGATATTGCCCGGCAGCTGGTGCAAACGATGGTGATTGCGCCGATCGTTAAGGGCATCACCAAGGGCTTCGGCTTCGCCGACGGCGGGATCATGTCCCCCTCGGGTCCGGTGCCGTTGAAGACCTACAGCCGCGGCGGCATCGCCAATACCCCCCAGCTGGCCCTGTACGGGGAGGGCTCGATGAATGAGGCGTATGTCCCGCTACCTGACGGCCGGCGCATCCCGGTGGCGCTGCAGGGCGGCAGGGGCAGCGCCAGCACCACCAACGTGGTGATCAACGTAGACGCCTCAGGCACAAAAGCCAGCGGTGACCCTGGCGCGGGCAATGCCCTAGCGCGTGACCTGGCGAATGTTGTGGATGCCCGGCTGCTGCACCACAAACGCCCCGGAGGCCTGCTGGCGTCATGACCTTCACCTTCACCCCTGATTTCCCCTGCACTGAGAGCAGCAAACCACGGGTCAACCGTGTGGCGATGCCGAGCTATGAGCAGCGGGCAACGTTCGGCATCAATGCCCAAGAGGACAAGTGGGACTTGTCGTTCTCAGCGCTGACCGCTACCGCCAGGAACGGCATCTTTGCGTACCTAGAGGCCCGGCGCGGCGTTGTGCCGTTCGCCTGGACCACGCCATTCAATGAGACCGCATCGTTCGTCTGCGGCGATTGGAGCACGGTCCTAGAGACCTGCAACTACAACTCGATCCGCGCATCGTTTGAGCTCCAGTACGTCGCTGGTGGGCCAAACCTGGCGACGCCGGCAACACCTACGGCATCGTTTGCCTATGTGCCTGATTTTACCGCTGAGCTGAGCTACGAAAGCCAGGCGAAGGTAATCAAGTACGGCGAGGGTTATGCCCAGCGCTTCACGATGGGGCTACAGGCACAGGCGGAATCCTGGCGGCTGCAGTTTCGCAACCGCAGCAATGCCGAGCGTGCGCTGATCCGCGACTACCTACGCGGCGCTCGGGGAGTGTCGTCGTTCCAATGGACCGATCCTCGCAGCGGTGTAGCAGGCCGGTATGTATGCGCAGAATGGTCAATAGAGTATCGGAGGTTCAACAACAACAACATCGACGCAACGTTCCGGCGTGTGTTTGAGCCCTGATGGCCGTTCCAGTTTCCGAACTTCAATCAGCAGCACCGAGCGCGATCATCGAGCTGTTTCAGCTTGAGCTGAATACAGCGCAGCATGGCGTAAATGAGACGCATTACTTCCACGCTGGCAGCAACTTAAACGCTAACGGGCAGATCGTATGGGCGGGGCAATCGTATTTAAGATTCCCGGTTGAGGCGACAGGTTTTGAATATAACGGACAGGGGCAGCTGCCCCGCCCAACGTTGCGTGTGGCAAACGTTATGGGCCAAATCACAGCGCTGATGCTGACCCTGCCGAACGGACTAGAGGGGGCGAAAGTGACCAGGCTGCGAACACTGGCGAGGTATCTAGATGGCGCCAACTTCCCCGGCGGCGTCAATCCAATGGGCACAAGTGACCCTACCGCAGAGTGGCCGCGTGAAGTGTTTTATATCGACCGCAAAGCAGCAGAGAACATAGAGGCCGTAGAGTTTGAATTGTGCGCCGTATTTGACCTTGCGGGCGTACGAGCGCCAAAGCGTCAATGCATCGGCAACATTTGTCAATGGGCGTATCGAGGCACTGAATGCACATACGCCGGGAATGCTTACTTCGACGCCAATGACAACCCCGTGGCCACACTGGCGCAAGATGTATGCGGCAAGCGGCTGAGCAGCTGCGAGATCAGGTTTCAGCAGCAGCGCCGAACAGGCAGCGTCACCGCCGGCAGCAACGTCATCACGCTGGACCAGCCTGCAGCGATGAGCACCGGCGACCCGGTGACAGGGTTTGGCCTGCCAGCTGGCACTACGGTGTCGAGCGTTGCCGACAACCTAGTGACGGTCAGCCAAAACGCTACGGCTAGCAGCAGTGTCAGCAGCGCCGGCACGATCAACAGCACCGGCACTCAGATCGTGTTGGCCAGTGCGGCTGGCATCATCCCCGGCATGAACGTGACTGGCTCCTACCTGCCGGCTAATTCCCAGGTGGTAGCAGTGGCGGGCAACACGGTAACGCTTAGCTCTCCAGTACCGCTTGAGCAGTTCTTCTCGCTGGCATGGACTAAAGCCGGCACCCTGCCAGCGTTTGAGAATCGAGATAAGGTGTATTTCTCGGACCTTACAACGCCTATCGTTGTTGGTCAGTACATCGCAAGCCCTGGCTTACCGTTATCAAGGAGGGCGGTAATAACTGGAATCATAACCCGCGTAACGGCACAGGGTAAAACTGTGATCAATCAAAAGATCGCAGTAGTAAGCCAATCAGGCAATCCTGGCGAATACACCTGGAGCGCCTACACAGGCGGCACGATATCAGCTGCTACCTATTCATTTGCAGCGACCAGTCGTAACTACACTTTCAAAGCTGATGCCGTCATTCCTTTTGGCAGCTTCCCAGGCATCGGGACATTCTTCACATGACTTGGCAAGCAGCAGCACTAGCCCACGCCAAAGCAGAGGCGCCGCGGGAGGCTTGCGGGCTGGTGGTGGTGGTCAAAGGCCGTGAGCGTTACTGGCCGTGCAGGAACCTAGCGGCAGAGCCTGATCAGTTCTTTCAGCTGGACCCAGATGACTACCAGGCCGCGGAGGACGCCGGCGAAGTGCTGGCGATATTCCACAGCCACCCCGTCACTAACCCCGAGCCATCACCCGCTGATCTGACCGCTTGCGAAACCTCAGGTCTGCCCTGGCATATCGTCAACCCTGCAACGGAGCAATGGGCCAGCTGTGAGCCCAGCGGCTACCAGGCGCCGCTGCTAGGCCGCCGATGGGTCTGGGCGGTGCATGACTGCTGGACCCTGGCGCGCGACTGGTACGCAGAGCAGGGAATCATGTTGCGCGACTGGGAGCGGTGTTCGTCGCCAGGGGAGTTCCAATCGGCGCCGTATTTCGATCGCTGCTGGCGCGAGACAGGATTCCGCGAGCTTGGCGAAGATGAAGGACTAGAGCCCGGTGATCTGCTGCTAATGGCGATCAGCAGCCCCGGCCTGAATCATTGCGCCGTGTATTTGGGTGAACAGCTGGTTTTGCATCATCTGCAGGGGCGGCTATCAAGCCGGGATATGTATAGCGGTTGGTTAATAGGCTGTACGGGAAGGAGGTTGCGCCATGCTCCGCAGGATTAAGCTCTACG